GAACTACTTCCGGCCACTATTCCGGAACTGCTGATTGGATCCGCGAAGAGAGCAACACTGGAGATGAAAGAGTCGAACCAAACACTGCAGAATATCAAAGAGGCAATGAAAGAACATGTTTAGGGTAGATATTTACACAGCCGCAAAAAGTTCCAATAGTAAAACCATGGGAAAATACGGATTCGTATGTACGTGCGCCAAGAAGTCCGGGGGAATTGGAAAAATCCAAGATACCGGATATCTAAAAGGCACACGGCATGAGACAGAAGTAAAAGCAATCACAGAAGCTCTGAGCCGCTTAAACCAGTCCTGCGAGGTCCACATTCACTGCGAAGATACCTATGTAGTGAACATTATCGATATTTTCTTACCGGGATGGGCCGGGAATGGATTCAAGACCGCAAAAGAGAAACCTGTAGCAGAGGGCTGGCAGATACTCTGGAAAAAGATGCAAGGACATCTGATCAAAACAGAGAGAGGGCGGCACACATACAGTGATGAAATTAGAAAAATGATGGAGGAAACATAGATGTATAAAGTATTTGGCCAGATGGACACGGAAGAATTGAATGCGTGCGCAAAAGGATTAAGAGAAGAAGGCGATAACGATCGCATCAGATTATTGGCAAAGGAAAATGGGATTCCGGAGTTTTTTGCTGATATGTACATAGAAACCGGAGAAGAGTTTACAGATCCAATGACTGCAGCTACGGGAAAACTGGATATAGAAGCAGCAGAGTACAAAAACAACCAGATACCGGTCGAGCCAATCATTGACTTCCTGAAAGCAGAATGTACGAACGAAGATTTTGCGGTGCGTGTGCGACATCGCACAAAATCCGTGCAGGAATGCATGAAGAAGATCGAAGACAACTGCAAGAAGATCCAGAAAGATACCGGAAAACATTATGCAGCAGACATGGTGGTATTCAACTGGGCGAAAGATTACTTCAAGGAGGCGTAAAGTGATGCGAAAGAAAGACCTGTTGGCGCTTCCGCTCATGAAAGTAACAGAAGAGATGCGCCGGGCAGCAGAGGAAACAAGGGTATATAGCTATTGGAGAAATCCGAGTATAGCAGGACCGAAATACCAGAAGTATTACCGGGCAAAAAAGACCGAGGGTGTACTGGAGATTGCAATATTCACATGGGGCAGGATCGCAGCCGGAGAGGAAGAGCCAGCATACCGAATATTTCTACATGACGGAAAGTATGATACGTGGGAGACAGAAGCCGAGAAGTGGAGAACAGCAAATATAGAACACCTGTGGGATTTCCATGAAAAAACAGATGCAGAACGAGCCGCATATGGTACGTACTGGTACAGAGAAGTAGACAGGAAGCTGATAGTAAAATTTACAGGAAGTGAGAAACAGGATATCAACTCCGCTGTACTGGAGTGGCAGCAGTACGAAAAACACCGGGGAGAGACGGAGGTTATAGATGCCGCCATGTCGCTGATTCCGGACATACCGAAAGATTTTGAAAAATGGGCGTTCACGGATGCGGTACCGCAATATATGTATTACGAATACGGAAAACGAATTGGTCTATGCACTTGCTGCGGAAAGCATCATGAACTGAAAGAACAACCCAAATACGGGAAAGAAGGAACGTGCCCGGGATGCAAGCGGAAAGTACAGTATAGAACTTACAAGAAAAAAGGCCGGATACACGACTGGGAGTATGCAGCATTGATACAGAAAATCCAGGGAGGATACGTGCTGAGGTTCTTTGCTTTGAACCAGTTGATAGAACAGGGGACAAGAAGTTATGGCGGAATGTCCGAAAAAATCCGCATCACCTACAATGAACAATGGAACCGGCAGGCGATTTATTCTTACCACCGATATAAGACGACAAATAAAATCAGATGGTGCAATGGATATGAGTACCTAGGCGCATATGGAGGCAGAAAAGAAGAGGAACGATGCCGATTATACCCGAGAAATTTAAGAAAGATTTTGAAGGGCAGTAAACTTGAATACTCGGGAATGCCAGAGTTTGCTCGTACAGGAATAGAATTCTACCAGCAAGATTTTATCGATAAAGCAAAAGAATACACAGGTATTGAGAAATTAATCAAAGCCGAATTCTATAACCTGACAAACTCATGTATAAGTTACGGAAGCAGAGCACCAATTGACCTATGTCAAAAGCGCGTAAAGAAAGTTTTAGGATTAACCGGGGAATATTACAACCTGATCCGGGATAAAGACCCGACATGGAGAGAATACGAGGTAACGGAACAATGCCAGGATGTGGGTATAAGGGCAACCTGGGAACAAATACAGAGAATGGCACAGTACGCAAGGAACTTTGCTATTTATATGAGGCACTCAACACCACATAAGATGCTGAAGTACATAGAAGGATTAAAAAGCGAAGGTCCGTGCGCTATGAGGAACCAAGAAGTAAACGACTACCATGATTACCTGCAACTGGCAGCAGGACTAGGATACAATCTGGACGATGATTGGATCCTATACCCAAAGAACCTAAAAGAGCGACATGACCAGCTGGCAGAAGAACAAAACGAAAGGAAAGTAGAGCTTGAAAAGGAATCAGATGATCGGAAGCTAAAAAGAACTATAAAACGCAAAGGCTGGACAAGATATGAGATGGAGACAGAACAACTGTTGATAAGACTTCCTAAATGTGCGCATGAAATCAGAAAGGAAGGGAATACACAGCATCACTGTGTAGCAACCTACATGGACCGAATGGTAGCTGGAGAAACCTGTATCCTGTTCATCAGAAAAAAAGAAGAACCAGACAAAAGCTACTACACCGTAGAAGTAAAGGACGATGAAGTGATACAGGTCCGTGGAAAGTACAATGTGGCTCCGTCAGAAGACGTAGAAGAATTCATGAAAATATTCAAGAGAAATTTGAGAAAAACAGAAAGGAAGGCGAGTTAAATGGATTATGAAGTGAAAACAGTGATCGACAATATCGATGACATGACAGATATCATCAAAAACCAGCTGAATGATATTGCAGAAGGATTTGTAAGTGTAGGTTACTATCTGAGAAAAACAGATGAAACCATGCTCTACAAGCAGAAAGGGTACAAAACAATCTACGAATATGCCAAGGATACATTCGGAATCGGCAGATCAACGGCCAGCAGATTCATGGAGATCAACCAGAAATATAGCAAAGACGGATATTCTCTGGAGATCGATCTGAAATGGTCCGGATATGGCAGCAGTAAACTCACAGAAATGCTGGGACTTCCGGAAGACGTACAGGAAGCAATTCCGGTAGATGCTACAGTAAGAGATATTCGAGAGGCAAAAGGGATTATCCGAGAAACCGAACACAACTATTCAGATCAGATGGAGTTGTGCGACATCGCACAGCCGGATCCGGCCGAAACAGACTGGCTGGTAGAATTTGCAAAGCACTATTTTTCAAAAGAAGACAGAGACGCATTCCAGAAAATGACGGATTGGCTCAGAAAAGATGAACCGGAAAAGGACATAACAGTCAGTATCCTGCTAATCATCAACCCGACAAAGTTCAAAATGATCCGGCTGGAGCGCGCCAACGTCATGCTGACAGTAGACAAGATCAAGGTAATGCCATACCGGAACCAAGGGGAACAGCAGGAATACACATACATAGATTTTGGAAGAGCCTTCGAGACACTGTTCTATCCGGCCGGGATAGATACACCAATCAATGAAGCGTATAAAAATGTATACGGAGAGTCGTATTACAAAGAAAAACATTATCCAGAAGGGAAAAATGATGCAAACGATACAGGAAATCGAGAAAGTGCTCCGAAAGATGAAGCTGGAACTGATAGATCGGTGCCAGGAGAAACCAGAGCTGAAGGAGCATCTGAGACAACAAAAGAAGAAACAGAACTATCAGACACAGAGAGCAACGTTTGTGATGGAGAAAAAAGCAGAGAAGCCGAACACACTGAAAATGAACCGACAGCAGAGGAGAGCTCGGGAAAAGGAACTACGCAGACGCAAAAAGAGGCAAAAGAAACAACTGAAGCACCTAACTCCGCTGCAGTATCTGCAGAAGAAGAAACTGCGGAAGTAAAAACGGAGATTTGCCATGGAGATACTGATGAAACTCAGATTCCGGGGCAGACAGAATTAGTCAAAGATTTCCCTGAATACTGTCCGCCGGATATGAATGCTCCGGAACAACAGGACCAATCAGAAGAAGTAAAGCCGGCATATGCTACAAGAAGATTATATCTTTCATCGATCGATGCCGATACAGCAGCAGAATACATGGGAAAAGTCATGGAAAAGGCTATCCGCAATATGCCGGGAGTAAGTTTCGGAGTCTTGACGAAGGAATCATTCTGGAAAGAATTCTTCGAAACCGAGGTTGATCGGAATGGAGATGAGATTGAATGTGTGAATTAATGTTCCCGAAACCAACCAGGAAGAAAAAAAGGAAACACCACCCAGCTCCGATCGTGGACACAGTGAAAGGCGAATGCTTTCTATGCAGAATGGAAGGCATCCGCCGGCAGCAGTACACGGAAGAACATCATGTGTTTTATGGCGGCGGACTGAGAAAAGTCAGCGAGGAGAACGGCTTTAAAGTCTATCTGTGTAGAGATCACCACAAAGACGGACCGAGGGCAGTACATAACTGTAGAGAGACTAGGGAACTGCTATGCAGGATCTTTCAAGCCAAATACGAAGAAACTCATACACGGGAAGAGTTCGAAAGATTAATAGGACGGAACTATCTGGAAAGGAGCTGATATTTTGAAATTGCGATTCAATGTCTGGAAAGATTGGTATAAAAGGTGTTTAAACGGAAGGGCATACAAGATTATGGTGCTTTTAGGGTTGCGACACAGTCCTACATTTGAACGAAATCTAAGAATGGCCAGCTGTGGAAAGATTATTATACAAGGAGTTGAGGAAGAGGAATGATAGTTACAGATATTCTATTCAAAGCAAAATGTAAAGATAAAGACACGTGGGTAGAAGGATTCTATTTCAACATGCCGGACAAAACTCGCCACTATGAAGAAAGTTGGAGAAAAGATATTATACCGGTTGGATCATACATCGCAAGTCCGTCACCAGATGGCCTTGAGATACATGAGGTAGATCCAATTACGGTATGTATCTGGACGGGAATGGAAGATTGGAAAGGCAGGAAAATATGGGAACACGACATTATCGTGCCTGCAAAGAATCCAGAAGAAAAGATGGAAGTTGTATTTGGAAAGTTCAATCTTGTCACTAGCTCACTTTTCTGCCCGGTAGTTGAAGAAGTCACAGCCTGGCATTGTGTACCATATCCATTAGGAGCTACAGGAGAGAGACGTTGCAAATGCCCTAGAATACTAAAAGAATGCGATATAAAGATTTACAAGTATGAAGTAATCAAAAATGTATTTGACGATGAAAGGCGGGAAGAAAGTGAATAAGCAAGAATATGATCAGATAATAAAAACGGCGGCCGATTTGGAGCGTGGAGCAGAAGCGGAATGCAAAAAGGAAATTGAAAAGAGACAGAAATATAAAGAGGGATACATGAAGGGGATAGAGGATTTCTTGGATAGTATCGAAGGAAAGGTTAAGGAATGATAAAAGGAAAAAGCAAAATGGAATTTGGAACAGGCGATATCCGAATGACGGGAGTATTAAGCGGTGGCATAGGAGCGTTGTGCTATATCACGCAGAAGCCACATGTAATAGGCGAAAGAGTTCCGGTTGAGGACAGCTGGAATGTGGATCAGGCAGAAGTTGTTATGACATTTACGAAAACAGAAAGCATAGATGTACTTATAGCGGAATTACAGGACGTAAAAGCGATGATGGACGGAAGTTACCCATTTGAGAAAACAGGAATCCGAGACGAAGAATTGAATTTTAATGCATTTATGCAGGCACAGGAGGATGATATAAATGGACTTCGTGAAAAGATTGGAACACTGGGTTATGAAATCCCGGAAGAAGAAATGCAGAAGTTGTTGCATATTCTGCGAATGGTGGGATATGTGTAAATGGGAAACAGACCGAAGAAGGAAAAAAGGATAATAGGTAAACTGTAATGACAAGAAAAGATATATTAAGAAAATACGGCTACAGCTGGATGAGCAATGTAGATCTTCGGGAAGAACTTTCGGAGCAGGAGGCAGCAGAATTTGAAGACCTGATAAGAACCTTAAGTGACCATAACCGTGGACCGGAGCCGCCAAAAGAAGGATGGAAGAAACAGATGTACAACCAATTCATGAAAGGAGCAGGCAGATGACACGAAACATGATCATCGTGATATGGCTAACAGCATTCCTGCATCCTGTGATTTTTCCGTGTGTAAAATGCACTGCAAAGGAGATAGAAAAATGGTGGGATAAGAAGAGAGTACTGTGGCACGTAGAGCAGCTCCGGAAGATAGAAGAAAAATATAAAGAATAGCACCAACCGGGCATTGTATCACACGAAACCGGTAAATATAGAATTCCCGCCGGCAGCAGTCGGCGGAGAAAGGAGCATCGTTGAAAGACGTAAGCACAGAACAGGCGAAGATCATCAAAAAGATGGTTCTCGACAAAAAACGAATAAAGAAATAGCAGAAGCTACCGGATTAAAGTACTGGGAAGTACGAGATTATATTCAATATATCGGACTGGCCGGAATCAGAATGCACAGTATATGTGAAAGGAAGAAAGAGGAAAGCATTATGGTAGGACAGATAACAGGCAAAAACGAACTGAAGAAAAACGGATCTGGTTATAGTGATCCGACAGCATATAAAGCAATTATGAATGTGGGGGGGGCAACAGTAATGAATACATATCATGGAGACATTTTTTACATAGCGAATGATGGAAGAGCCGGAGAAACACCGGCGATTATAGTATCACCGGACACATGGCTTGAACAAGATCCGGAATTTGTGCAGGCAATATTAATGACAACAAAAGAAAATGAACAACTTCCGACACATGTTGAGGTGATGTGTCGAGTACCATCTATAGCACTGTGTGAACGTATATTCAAGGTGAATACAGACAGAATCGGAGAATATATTAGATCATGCACAGAGGAAGAAATTCAAAAAGTTGATGAAGCTATTATGCTGACACTTGGCATTACGGAGAATAATAATACTGCTGATCAGGAGAAGATTAAACAGCTGGAGAAGCAACTGGCAAAGGAAAAAGAAACATCCGATAGAATTCTTGCGAAGTTCAGAGAAGAGACAGAAAGATACAATGAACTGGAGCGTGAGAAAGGATATGGGAATGATAAAGAGTATATCAGAGCGATAGCTGAGAGGGATGTGTACAAGAGTATGTACATGGATCTGCTTGAAAGGAAAATGAATGGATAAGACAGCAATATTTATTGTTATCGTAATAATTTGTGTGCTGTGTACAGTTTGGAGCGCATGTGTAATGGCAGCACGTGCGGATGAGCAGCTGCGTGAGATTACGTATGACAAGAAAGAGCCGGAAGAAAAAGAGGAAGATATGACGAAACAAAGAACATGCAAACGGTGTGGGATGCCGACGGGAGCAACGTATTACAAGATAAATATAAATGCTGAATGTGACAGAGCAGGAGCGACTACAGAGCAATTCTGCTATAACCTGTCGAAGACTTTAACACAAGCGAATAGTCCGGAGAATGTGTACTGCAGGAGCTGT